CTTCGTCGATGGCCTCATGGCTAAAAAACCACGCGACAACGCTCCCGACTGGATAAAATGTAATCTCAGTATTAAAAGAGAAGACCTCGCCTCGTGGCTCACGGGTCAGACAGACGAGTGGATTAACGTACAAGTTTGTGAAAGCCGTAACGGCAAATGGTATGCGGAGGTAGATACATGGAAGCCGAAAAGCGAGTGAACGAAATTGACTGGGGCTGGGCAGTGCGTCAAGTAAACGCCGCCGTTAATGAACAAATGACGGCTGTAGAAAAAGATGCTACCTTGGAACCAGAGGTAAAAAAGTTGAAAGTATATGAACTCGAAAAAGCGTGGCAGCGCATCCTTACAGGCTGAACAAGCTAAAGAAGATTTCGTCTGCGCAGTAGACTGCACCACAGAACTGCTGCAAGAGTTTGAAGCTATGGGATTGCAGACAGCTCCCGCCCTCGGCGGGGCACTCACAACAATCATAACGCACCTCATTGCCATATCTCCCGATACACCAACCGCAATGGGTATGCTCTCATCTTGCATCACTAACGCTGCATTCAGTATCGATACGACAGTCGTCTCCCATCCGGGCAATGACGAAATCCATTGACAACATCGCATAGCCTCGCATATGATCTCATAGTGTTACAACTATGGAGATACACATGAAAGATTTAATCGACATCAACGAAGTATGCAAAATAGCTAAAATATCTAAACCGACAGTTTACCGTCGCGTAAAGAACGGCACCTTTCCAAAACCCAAGAAAGTCAAATCGACCAACAAGCAGGGACCAAACAAGGTTAACCGTTGGGAACGTGGCGAAGTCATGGGTTGGCTCCTCAAAGGCAACGACCCCGAATGGCTCAAGCAGCCCGTCAAGGATTTGAAGGAAAGCACCAAGAAGCTAAAACAAGCGCCCGTTACCGCAAAAGAACTCGCCACGGAACTCGAACCGGGACTCAATGCCTTGTTTGGCAAAGAAGCTTTGCAGCCAGATGACGCTGCACGTTATAACGAAGGTGCTAACGACCTCTATGATTTCGAGCCTGTCGAGGAGCCTTCCAAAACAAAACGCTATATAGCTCAAGCCATAGTAGGAGCCTTGTTAGCTGGTATAGCTGTCATGCTATTCACATGAAGCAAGACCTGAAAGAAAGATGGTGGGCGTGGCATAAACAAAATCCAGAGTTCTACAAACTCTTCGAACGCTTCACCTTCCAAGCTATCGAACGTGGACATACACGCTTGTCAGCTTGGCTAATCGTAAATCGCATCCGGTGGGAGACAATGATCGTCACCACCGGAGACGACTACAAAATTTCTAACGACTTCATCGCGCTCTACGCTCGGCTATTCATGCACTACAACCCGCAGTACAAAGGGTTCTTCCGCACCAAGCCAATGACCAGAGCAACCTTCGTCGATGAAGAAACCGCAAAAAACATAGGCGAAAGCCTCGCGGAACAATATGAGGAAAACAAATGACGACAGAAAATGATTTAAGGTATGTGATCGAATGTCAGAAGAATGTGATGGAAGCGCAACGTCAAATGATATCGTTGCAACAACAAATGCTGACAGCAAAACCAAAGACAGGAAAAATAAGTGTGCCGAGAAAGCAGGAGTATATCGTTAAGAAAACCCCAGCGACCTTTAAAAACCCATTTGCACTGCCTGAAGACATAAACGCTAAATGGACTTTAGATGCATACATGAAAGCGCATAAGATTACTCAAAGAAAAATGAGCGAATTGACTAAAATATCGCAGCCCACAATCAGCCGTTACATGAAAGGGGAAACCATACCAAACGTCTTACACGCTAAATCTATTCGTGATGCAACAAAGGGTCTGGTTGACATAGACAGTTGGAGGTTGAGTGATGACTGAAGATAAACTGCTCGACATAACCGTCACCTTCGCTCCGTCAGCACAATCACCAAACCCAACCGTACTCTACAATAACGTCGTACACTGGGAATGGGACCAAATGCACGGACTACGAATCCAACTCGAAGACGATGTCGCCGTCCTCTTCAATACAACGTACATCCTTGCCGTCACAGAAAAACCGGCCCTCGAACCAGAACAGGCCGAGCTATGGGACATAGACGATGACGACGAAGAATAAACTCTTGGTGAAGGTGAGACGATCCGTATAATAAATGTCTAAACAATGGAGTAATAAAATGACTGAACAAACCACCCTATTCCCCGAAGCAACAAACATCACAAAACCTTTTCGGGAAACAATGAAAATCCACACGTCAATAAACATGGAAGACGGAGAACCTTTCCTAACTGTCAGGTTCGACTTCGACCCAGAGTTCGAAAGTAACTCATACGAGTTCCAACATTCCATGGTCGAGCAAATTCATGCTTCAATGGGCGATCTGCTCAAAGAATTACAAACCAAAGCTATTTGGCAAGAAAACATCGAAATGGCAGAAACAGGAGACGAACTTAGAGACGTAGCCCGCGATATGCTAAATAAGATTGATGATGGTTTCTTCGATGACGACGGCGGAATACAACGTCGTAAAAGAAAGAAAATGAATTGACCCTCCCTCCACACATAGAAGCGGACCTCGACAAGATCGGGGTCCGTAAACCACAAAACCCCATCCCCCCCTCAAAGCCCGCGGACCACGTGCCGTGGACCCCACAGTACGATGGGCAAGAGCCGCCGTTCTAGGTGGATGTATCGCGGATCACGACCCACGGACCGCGGCTCGGGGAACAAATTAAACGTCTCCCTTTATATATAGAGCTGAAAATAGAAAAAATATTTTAAAGTGAAAATGCCCGTAACCGGTGTAACCGTGTAACTTTCAGCAAAAAGTCTTTTATATATATAGACTTACAAGTTTCATAAATAGAAAAACAAAAGTGTAACGTAACCAAAATTTATGTAACCAAGAAAGGGCAGAAGTGCGTTAAGGGGGGTCTGACGAAAAAAAAATAAAAAAAATATTTCTGGCTATATATATAAAGAAGGGTTAATTTAAGGAAACTACCGCTTATTAACTGGAGAATAAAGTGGCTCGAAGAAAACAAGGGGATGTCGCCAAATCCACACCTGTTGTACAGAAAAGAAAAGCAGGGCGACCCAGAGCAACGAAGGCACAACCACTGACCCGAAAGCAGGAACTGTTTGTAAAAGAATTAATTTCTAAGGACGGACAGATTACAATGCGGGAAGCAGCAATCAACGCTGGTTATCCTGCCTCATCTGCTCACACTCGGGCGTATGAGCTAACCAACCCACACATTAGTCCGCATGTTGTGAACGCAATCCAAGCGTACAGAGCAGAGCTGGATGAAAAGTTTGGCGTGACGTACCAACGCCATTTAAGAGATTTGCAAACCATCCGTGATGTGGCATTGCAAAACGGCGCATACTCAGCAGCCGTCCAAGCTGAGTATCGACGGGGGCAAGCGCAGGGCGACATCTATGTAAGTAAGTCAGAAATCCGCCACGGCAGTATCGACAGCATGAGCAAAGATGATGTGCTAAAGGCGCTTGAGGAAATAAAGCAGAGCTATGCCCCGATCACTATCGACGTTACTCCCGAAGGACAGACAAATTCCAGCAACCGCGACAAAGCGAGAGTCAGACTTCTGGCGAATGATGAAGACGGGGCTGGAGAAGACTACGAGGAAGATCATCCCAACTAGGCTTGAAACGTGGGCGATGCCCGGGGTTCCTGATGTTTTGTTGTGTGACGAAGAAGGCGACTTTCACTTTGTAGAATTGAAAGCGACAGGTGGTCGTGCAGTCGATCTGCGTCCGCACCAAGTCGCGTGGCTTTCTAACCATGCTCATGCCAGTGCGTGGGTTTTGGTCCTGAAAAAGAAAACCAAAAAGATGCCGCAAAAAGTATTTTTGTATCCTGCAAACGCAGCAATGGATTTGAAGCTGGAGGGTTTAGACGTTGAGCCTTTATTCGAGTGTGAGGGTGATCCAGACTGGAATGTAATTTTTGACTTGATTAGTCCCATAGGATCGCATAACATCGCATAGTCTCTTTAAATTACGGAGGAAATGAGATGGACAATTTACAGATGGATAAACTTTGTTTCTTTGTGGACGCGGACGAAGCGAGAGCTTTGAAGCACATTCTTCAGGTCGCCGACTCAACAGTGTTGGGACCGTTGTTAGACCACTTGGAAAAAATGTCAGCGGACGCACCCGAACCGCAAAAGAAAAAGTTTGAGGTGATCCGTCATTACACGTCTTCAGCGGTTTACGAAGTCGAAGCCTATGACGAAGACCACGCGTACAAACTTGCCTGTGAGGGCGAAGGCCACCGCAAAACTTATGCCCTGTCAGAAGACGATAGTTACGAAGTCATGGAAATTTTGGTGGAGAAACAAAATGCGTGATCAACTGAGACAGGAGGCGATTGCGATCTTGAGCAATCACCTTGCGGATTTGGATTATTGGTGCGCTGCGTACACTGTTGACGATGTGAACTCTGTGACTGGGGGTTGCGAGTTTGATGATCTTGCAGATGTGAACGCGTACCGAGTGGTGGTGAAGGCAGTGCTGAAGGAGATGAAAGATGCATAAGCAGTTACCGTTGAACCAAGAACAGTTGGAGAATTTTATCCTACATCACATTCATGTATGGTCGCAGGAATATGTTGACCAGAACGGAGGAAAGACCAACGATGCAATCCCACCTTTGGCAGAAGTAATGGATCAGGAATTTGGTTCGTTTTATATCGATTTGGCAGACAAATTTAGAAAAGAAGTTTTGCCAAAATTTGAGAGGGCGGGCGCATGAGAACCTACGACGATAGACACGGCGGACCGTTCGACCGAGGCGGAGCAGACTATTGGTATGGTCGGGATTTTGATCCCCACTATTACAAAGGCGCGACGTATACGACCGACCGCGTAGGAAAGGCGGATATGACCTTGGCGGAAGTCAACGCATATAAAGCGGGGTATATTAGAGCGCGAAACAATGGCGACCAAAAAGACTGGGGGGAATGATGGTATTGTTTGCAAAATTGTGGGCATATCTAAAACACGGCCCCGACAAAGTGCAGGAGTTTGAACAGAAACAACGCCGCGCCCGACCGATGAAACGACCGAAACAGCGCATCCGCAGACGTCGTAAATAAATAAAAAATTAGCCCGCTTGACCGCGGGCTTTTCTTTGTTCTATAATATGCGACATGTCTTATACCTACGGAGGGCAAACCATGTTAAAGACTGTAGAAATTAGTCGGGCCAAAAAAACCGCGGGCATCGCGGTAACTTATCGGGCGGGCAGTGGCGAGAAATACGCAACTTGCCCAAGCGATTGCAAAATGAATTGCAGTGGTAAAGGCGCGGCCGAAATAGATTGGAAATATTTTGACGCGTTGTTGGATGCTGTACCCCCCAAGGGCGTCTCGTTTACCTACACGCATTTTCACTGGAACCAGTGGTTTCGAAATCACTGGGAGGGCAAGACGGTTGTAAACTATTCGACGGAATATTTAGAAAACGCCAACATTGCGGCCGAATATGTTCCGACGGTGGTTGTCGTGCCCGAAACATTTTGGCACGGTCGCAAAACAGCAGCACCCCACGGGAAAACCATTGTAAGATGCCCCGCAGAATATCGCGATATATCTTGCGCCCAGTGTGGTAACGGCGATCCATTATGTGCGCGTCGAGATCGTAATTATATTATTGGCTTTACTGCGCATGGTCCTAGCAAGAAAAAGGCCGCCGATTTAGAAACCCGCGGCGGATGCTATGCGGATGCGGGCAACTGTCGTATTTGGTGGAACGAAACCGCGAACGGGGAACAAGAGGAAACCGACGGCGAAAAGCTTTTGCGGTTTGCAAAATCATTGCCGCCGCGGTCGATCATCCGCCACCATGTTGCGGGCGACATTGGCGCGGAATAACTTTTGTAAAAATTAGCTTGCTATTATATGCGAGTTTATGCGATAACATCGGGGCGGGGTAATCCTGCCCCGTTTTATTTTGTCTTACTACGGAGTTAATGACATGACTTACACAACTAACGCTTTTGCGCATGGAATCGGGAACAGCGCAGTTTCTTCACAGTGGTTTTCACGTCCAGACGATCAGAAATTTTTGTCACTGGATGACATGTTGACGTTCAAAAAACAGGATGCCCGCCAAATGCAATCGACCGTGGTCGATACGCATCGAATGAAAATTGTTGGCGACGTCGATCACGACAACCCCAGTCGCGGGAATATCTTTATTGAATACACTGATGACAACCGCCGTGAGCATTTACATACGCCCACCAATTGGTCGTTTGGTCAAATCTCACAACTGGCAGGGGCACCCGCGGGATACCTTAAAGACTTGCCCGCACCTATTGCGGCGGATTGCATCCAGTGGGGATTGCGTCACAACCGCGGCAAAGAATTGATTAAGGTATACGGGTCGCAGAATATTGGCGGCGGCGAATTGCGGGCCGCTACTGGTCCAGATTATGGGCGGATTTACGATTGGGAAATTTTGGAACCGATCAAAAATCTAGTTGAGGAAAGCGGCGGCCGTTGGAAAGTGCCGGGCATGATGACTGGGTCGCGCAATGGCTTGGCCGTTTATGATCCAGAAATCCCCGTGAGCATGGAAACAACAACCTTGTTTGCGTCGGATCGTGATGTTTTTGTTTTCTTGGTGGATGATCGCAACCCTATCGAAGTCGGCAAGCTTGCGAACGGCGAACCTGATTTAATGTTCCGCGGGTTCTATGCATGGAACAGCGAAACAGGCAGCAAAACCGCGGGCATTGCGGCGATGTATTTGCGTGGCGTTTGCATGAACCGCAATTTATGGGGCGTTGAAAATTTCCAAGAAATTAAAATTCGTCACACAAAATTTGCGCCAGATCGCTTTGCATATGAGGCCCGCCCCGCCCTTGAAAGTTTCGCACATGGTTCGACCGCAACTTTTGTCGAAGGGGTCGAGGCAGCGAAGGCGGCCAAGATTGCGGCGGATGATGACGAACGTTTGGATTTCTTGACCAAACGCGCGGGCCTATCTGGTCGCATGGCTAAGGCAGCAAATGCCCGCCACTTGCAAGAGGAAGGCCGCCCCGTTGAAACCGTTTGGGATGCAGCGCAAGCGATAACAGCGATTGCCCGCGATGTTCCGCATCAGGACGCGCGGATAGAAGTTGAACGCAAGGCGGGCGCATTGTTGGACAAGGTCACAGCATAAACACCCGCCCCGCCTTATAGACTGGCCCGCCATTGTGCGGGCCTTTTTTGTTGGGGCTTTACTTTTTATAAAGTTATCGCATATAGTCGCAGATGAGGCGGGCAAGCCTCGTTAACTTTAACCTACGGAGGGCCACACAATGGCAACCAATATTATTCAAACACATTTCCGCCCAAGCGACATTTTGCTTGATCGCGTTTTAAATCCCACCCGCAACCCTGACATTGGCGCGGCAGTGCCCGCCGATATTATTGAGGCGTGCGGGATTATTCCCGATTTCTTTTGCGCGGCATGTATCGAAACCAACAACACCGAAATCCCCCAGACGTTAGAGAACGTTTGCGAGGCAATGGATGAGGCCTACGGGTTTGGCGGTTTTAAATATGCATGGTCTGGACACGTGACAGATAGCGGCGTTTATCAGGCCACCAACGACGACGACCCAGACATGGAACCGCTTGCGCGGTTCGGTTTTGAGGGCAAGTTTTTCTGTTATGTTTACGATTACGGCGTTGCCGCGGTAGTCGAGACAAAAACAGGGCGTTTTAAGGTCGCGCGGTTCGATTGATCCAGACCACCAAACGACAACCGAGGGCGGCCGCATTGGCCGCCTTTTTTGTTCCTACTTTACTTTTTATAAAGTTATCGCATATTATCGCAGCAGGGCGGGCAAGCCCTTAATCTTTAACTACGGAGAAAATCGACATGATCGAACTACACACAAACCCCGATCAACTTATAAATCTATCTGACAACGCTACGGAAAAGGATGTTCGCATGGCCGCGCACGATATTAAAAACTTGCGTGATTATGGTTGGACACTAGAAAAGACAATCAACGAAACAAGCGCGGACGTTCAAAAATGGAAAGACCGCGCCGCGGAAATGGAAACCAGAGCGGAAGCGCGGGAAGCAAATTACAACGCCGTTTGCGAACAACGCGACGCCGCCGCCGCCGCATTGTTGTCAATCATTCGGCCCGAACTGGAGGGCATGGTTAATCGTTTGATGGATGAACGCCTTGAAGACATGCAAGGCGACATTGAAGACATGAAAGACCGCGTTGACGATATCCCAAGCGAAGACGACATCAACGACGCAGTGCGCGAATTTATGCAATATGAGGCCAAATTCAAAATAACGCTAGAATAAACCAGAACCCCAAACGACGACACGGCCCGCCATTGTGCGGGCCTTTTTTTATGCCCAGTGTTTGACAGTTAAATAAGGCGGGCCGCGCCCCTTGCACCGTGGGCGAAACCTACCGCGCCGCGGATCGTGGGCCAGTTGGCGGCAGTTATCGGGCAGCGGATCGGGCAGCCCAGCCCGTGAAAATTAACCGCGGGCAATGGCCGAGGGCAGCGGGCCGAGGGCCAACGGATCGGGCAGCGGATCGGTCATCAATCCCCGCGGCGGATGTTCCCAGCACCGCAAACGCCGGGTCATTATTTACGTTCAGGGTCCCCCGCATATCGGGTCAAAAAGCGCAGAAAACGCGCCAAAATCCGCGCCGCACGGCACCCGCCCCCGCGGTCGTGTCACGGTGGCTAGGGCCATGTTTCTCGCAAATAATTACGTGATTTTTTGAACGAGGTTTAACTGTTGTATATTTGCGGTTAAAATCGCATACATTACGTGCTATGTTTCACGTGAAACATTCGTGAAAAACTGCGTATGAAAAGTTAGCTAGGGACCCCTATGAATATAGCTAGTAATCCTGCTTTAGAAGAGAAGAAATTGAAGCTTGAGCTGCGGTTGGCGCAGCTTGAGAAGAACGAGAAGTGCCAAGATGATTTTTTAACTTTCGTGAAAACAGTTTGGCCTGACTTCATCGCGGGCCGTCATCATCGGATCATTGCTGAAAAGTTGGATAGAGTCGCAAAAGGCGACCTAAAACGACTTATTATTAACATGGCACCGCGGCACACGAAGAGTGAGTTTGCGAGTTATTTGTTTCCTGCGTGGTTCATGGGCCGTATGCCGAACAAGAAGATCATTCAGGCGACGCACACGACTGAGCTGGCGGTAAATTTTGGTCGTAAGACGAAGAATTTGATTGAGAGCGACGAGTATCGTGAGATATTCCCGGAGGTTAAGCTGGCTGCGGACAGTAAGGCGAGTGGTCGATGGGACACGAACAAGGGTGGTATGTATTACGCTGTTGGTGTTGGGAGTAACTTGGCTGGTCGTGGTGGTGACTTGGTGATTATTGACGACCCACATTCGGAGCAGACTGCTATGAGCAATAGTGGTTTTGATGATGCTTGGGATTGGTACACGGGTGGACCTCGTCAGCGTTTGCAGCCGGGTGGGAGCATTGTTTTGGTTCAGACTAGGTGGTCTGAGAAGGACATGACGGGACAGTTATTGAGGGCGATGGCGAAGGACCCGTTGGCGGATCAGTGGGAGGTTGTTGAGTTACCGGCAATTTTTGATGATGGGACTCCGTGTTGGCCTGAGTTTTGGAGCCTTGAAGATTTGACCGCGGTCCGCGCATCTATTCCTCCGAGTAAGTGGAACGCGCAGTATCAGCAAAATCCTACTGGTGAGGAGAACGCGATCATTAAGCGTGAGTGGTGGCGGACTTGGGAGCGGGAT